TCATCTGATCAGCCTACCAGACAGGTTTTCGTATTCTTTGTATAAAGATGCCCCCAGCAAATATTTCAACTCACCTTGCGTTCGATAGAAAGTTGATGATACTTCTGGTTCGAAGTAAACCATGAAGATCTTAATTGTTGAGGAGAGAATTTTTTGAAGATTTAGAATTTGTTTTGATGGCTTTGTTGAATGATCTTTAGCCATTAACTCAACAAATGTAGCATTAACATTTAATCTTGCTTCAGGGGAAGAGTGCACATAATGGCAAGCGCGAATGTAAGTTTCATGCATAAATTTCCAATCTTCGTTAGTTCGTTCTTGCTTTAAGAAATCAAAGTCTTTTCTCCGAACTGTTCCATCAAAATCGTTACCTTGGTAGTTTTTATTGAGTGCTATACGAGCTATATGCTCAATGATTGATCTGAGATTTAAATGGAGATAGCGTTCACGAAGAGAGAAAATAGCTATAATGGAATTTAAAGAGTCGTATATTATACCTTGTATATAAGTTTTGTGATTTATAGAAGTATTGTGAACTATCAGAATGTTAAGCAGAGTCGATAGCTTGAATATACTCGTTAAAACATTTAATTCTTGTTCACTAGTGAAATACTTACTCGCTTCTTCCTTGAAGCGAGTAACATCTGATTTAATATTAAATGGATCTTTAGATAACATTAGTTATCCTTTTTTAATATGCCTGTGATCCATTTATCCAAATTCGATAATGAATCACGTCCAGTACCAGCTACTTTTGATTTTTGATTAAGTTCGTGTAGCATGATCGTTTTCAGAAATCTGTATGTTGTATTGCTGAGCTTTTCTATGTTTTTAGTGTCCAAGCCATTAATGATTCTGCAAACTCTTGCAACCATGAGAGTTCGGGATCTAACCATATAAGTTGGTATTTGGATGTTGAGTATTAGATTAATAAACTCACCTACTTCATTATTGCTTTTAAATGTTTGCTTATCTAGCAATAGACATACAATAGCACCAATAAATGTTTCCTTAGAAACTTTTTGGTTTCTATATAAATGAATAATGTTATTTAGAGTGTTGTAATTATCCATTTTTTTCATTCTCCAATGATGTAAGTCGTTCTATAAATTCCTTGCATATGAGATTTATTTCTCGTTTAGATTTTCTATAGCTGGATGGAATGTTCCCTCGACCACCGACCATTAAATCTCTTACAAATGATAGCCTATTTTGGAAAAAGTATAAACCATTAAATGGATGAGTAGACTCAAACTGTTGTTTTATTCTTAATGTCTTGTCAGTTAGTCGCTCATCTGTATTGGTATAAACAAAGCCCATATTTTTAATATTTTGGTTATGATTATGTTGTAGATTGCCTACAACACTAATTAGGCTGGTAGCCCCTAATACTGAGTAATGATCGATTTTGACAGGGACAAGATAATAATCGGATGCAACAAGTGCCGCATCAGTAAACAGCGATATGGTCGGCGGACTATCGATAAATATATAATCATATTTATCTCTAAGATTGTTGTCGTTAATGAATCTTTTTATTTTGTGTATTCTTACAGCCTCTTGTGATGTATCAAATATGATATTAATATCACCAAGGATCATATCTAGATGTTGATCAATGCTTGTTACTACATCATCAAAAGTAACGGTTTTAGCTTGCTCCATAATTGACGATGGAGTCTCGAAAATTCTACGGATAGTCTTCCTTTGTGGTTGTATTTTTTCAATGTACTCGTCTACTCTATTATATTTGCTAAGAATTGATTGTGTAGCATTGAATTGAGGGTCAATATCAATAACGAGAACATTTTTTTCGAGGAAATTAGCTAAATATTCAGCAATCCCGACACAAAGAGTTGTTTTCCCAACCCCACCTTTCATGTTGATGAAACTCACCACTGCTGCAGGCATACCTTGCTCCATGCTCGATTTTTTTGTTATCTTACATGAAGCTAGAGTTAATTCTCATATGTGATTTAATACAGTAGTTTAAAGGCTGTCATGCCTCTCGTATTTCACCATGCGGAACATATACCCAGTCGATATGGTTCTCTGTGTAGATCTTTGTGGACTTCGCGTCACTGTGAGCCATACGGCCCTGCGGATCAATTCCCTGCTTATCAAACAGAAATGCTGAAAGCGCGCGAATCTCGTGAAACGTAGGCCGCTGTTCTTCCGGTAGGTTGCTGGCAACGCCGACTTGATCCCGCATTGCAGAGAAAGATCTGCTTAAATAGTCTGGTGCAACTTGTGTCGGGTGTTTAACCTCTTTGCTTGTTGGATTGCTACGTTTTAGCGGCAACCGATGAACAACGTAAGGGCTGGCGACGTTATCGCGGCTCCGCTCAATAATTTCTTTTATAACTGGCCCGATTGGGATGGCAACGTGCGATGCTTCCTTATGCTGTACCTTCTGACGGTGAATAAAAAGCGTACCGTAAATGTCATCTTTAGGTTCGCTGAACCATACACAACCGCAAATACCTTCGCTGGGTTGTTTTATAGCATAACGAATACGCGAAACCTCTAATCGGGCATGCGTAGTTTGAAGCGCAAGATCCATAGCGGTTTGCAACCACAATGGAGAGGCTCTATAAATTTTTAAATAGTCCTCGAATGAAAGGCGACGCCTGATTTTAGAATCAACACGACGCATTTTTTTACGTTCTGCTGGGTTATCCATCATCAGCGATTCATCAACTGCGTAGCTGAATAGTTTTTTTAAAAAGCTGACTTTTCTATTCTGCACATTAGCGGATGCTTCTGAGTGATATTTTTTAATGTACCCGTTAACGTGTTCGAGCTCGATATCACAAGCATAGATATCGCTAAAAAATTCCTTCACACGTTCTATATCATTCAGCCAGACAGACTTCGTATCTTCCCTTGGCTTTTCATCGATGATGGCGCGATCAAGTAGTGCCTGGGCATGAACGGCGAAAGGTTTGGCTTCGCCATTAACACCACCAGACTCCCGCAAAAGGCTTTCGATAGAAGGAACTGATTCAGGCCTCATGCGGAGGTTGTATTCTCTGGCGATGGCGATCGCAACGACGCGATCGGCACCCAGCGTTTTCCGTTTCCCTGTAATCAGGGTGAATCTGTATTGCCCAGTAGCTTTGTCAAAAAGCAGATAGTCAGGGAGATTCCTGTTCTCCCTTTTACGTGGTCTGGCGGCCATGTTAACCCTCTTGAATTAACCGACGAACGCTTTCGCTGACCATTGAATCGACACCCCATCGCTCAGAAGCACACACAAGAACGGTACCGTCCACAATGCGGCCACGCAATTTGCCGTTTTCAATCCAGCGCTTGATCGTTCTGTTATCTGGTACAGAGCCTGCTTCAAACTCGCGTTTACCCCACAGGCTCGCTTTCATTAACTTGGCCATACGGTTCTCCATACAGCCCGGCTGCACCCGGGCTATCAGGTTTATTCTTCGGTTCTAGTTGTGCGCTGAGTCTGGCGTGTCGCTCCAGCTAGCAGAGCATTACGTTCAGCGACAAGTTGGTTGCAGCGGTCAACGAATGACTGTGCGGTGACAGTAAGCGCCATAATCTCCCCCGGGGAGTCATTGCCGGCGAGTATCACGGCAAGGCGGCGCAAAGTCTGTCTGTCGTTAGTTTCCGGCTCCTGTTGCATGGCTGCTTTGCGGTATTGCTGAAGCTCATTGATAATAAGTGCCAATTCCTCACCGCTTATATTCACAACCCTTCCTCGGTGTGCTGCGAGATATTCTAGGCGATGGTTTGTTGGGTTGTTATTGATCTTCATTGAGCTGCTCCCTCCACTGGTAGTTATTCCGGTATTGCTGGAGCTCCTCACGCTCGCTATGAGTGAGTGGTAGTGCCGTATAAAGCGCTACAACGCGATAACCATCGGTGCCTTCGTTGAGGTTAAGTTCATCAGCAGTAATCTCAAGCAGCCCCTTGTCACTCGATACACAGAATTCATCCATGTGAGCACAGCCGTCAGGGTCAGCAATACCGTACATGAAAAAGTTTTTATCAGCCTGGCGGCGTTCGCGAAGCTCAGTAACCATCGCCTCAACTTCTCCGGTAGTAGCGTCAAAGAAACCATGCTGAGCGGCAATTTCTGCAAACTGCTCCAAGCGATCGTCTGTTAGGTTGCTATTGGTCATGCTGCACGCTCCTTAATCCATAAACATTCTGTTTTCACTTTGGTACCGCGCCCGGCACTTATGCGCGACGGCTTTGTGATTTTTCGCCAGGTACGCAACATGTCGTTGTAAAGCTCACTGTCGTAGCCGCTAACCATCACGCAGCCATTTAGAGTGCCCGCGACGGCCAGTAACTGCTCATGCCCTTCCAGCGTCATTTCGTGTCTGTAGTAGCGATGGCCGTTGGAGCGGGTTTCCGGAAGATACGGAGGATCGATATAGTGCAGTGTCGTCGATGCATCATGCGCGCGCAGGACGGCCAGAGCATCACGATTCTCTATAATCACTCCCTGCAACCGCTTACACACAGCTGCCAGTGTTGTCGGGTACCTTTCCCAAAGGTGAGCTGGTGTTGCGTATTTCCGTTTGCTGTCGTGGCGAAATCCGGAATCTCCACCAGCACCAGAAGCTGTACCAAACCCCATGCAGGCCCTAACGACCATCCGTCGGGCGCGCTCAACCGGATCAATCGCAGGCTCACAAGCGTTGAAAAATTCATCGCGAGAGTAAGGCGTAAGAAAACAGGCCTCCTGCAGGCGCTGGTTCATCGACTCATCACGTAGCACCTGGAACAGATTCACTACTTCGCCGTCGAGATCGTTATAAACCTCGGAATAACTGCGCGGCTTACGCAGCAATACGCCAGCTGCGCCGCCGAAGGGTTCCACGTAGCAGACATGTTCCGGCATTTGTTCAATAATCCATGGCGCCAGACGGAATTTCCCTCCGTGGTAACGGATCGCGGGATGTTTGATGCAAGTGATCATTGTGCGAACTCCTCAAACAGAACCTCGCCATCAATGCCACCGACCTGATAAATGATCGAACCATCTTCCCGATATTCCATCGGCGCTGCACTCCAACCATCGCCGTTTGGTTCGTCATCATCACCCACCAGGACAAAGCCGCCACCAACAACGCGAGCCGGATATATTTCACCCTCGGTCCACCAACCTTCGGTATCTTTGACGCACTTAATTTGCAGTGACTTGCTCATTGCGGTGTCCCTAGTGAATATCTTTTACTAACCAGAGCAGCAGTATGGCGATTACCAGTATGCTGCCCACGATGATCCAGAAAACCACTACCTGTGCCCGGTAGGTGTAGGGTTTCACAGGCGTTCTCCCGTCAGTTCTGCAAAACGATTCAGGAAAAGGCCATAAGCCTGACCAGGTTTAAGAGGAATAATGGTGAAGTCATAAGATGGGGCGATTCCTTCGAGTACCGGCCAGATAGAGCCATCATCCAGATCCAGATCGCGGCGTTCGGTCGCCAGCATGATGAGGTCGGCATACTTAACCGGTATGCTCATGGTTGCTGGCAGGCCATATTTTTCACGGATGACGATATCCACGGCTTCTTCAATGCGCTGATAATCCGGCAGCAGGTGTTTTAATGGCGCCGGGATATCCTGGCAATAAGCCTCCGCGGCGTCGTGCATCAGTGCTTCAAGAGCAAACTCAGCGGGCAAAATCTGGCTGCACAATACGGCATGCTGGGCGACGCTGTAGAACTCCGGCAGATGGCCAGCAAAGCGGCAGATATTGGACAGCGCAACGGCGATATCTTCCGTGACGATTTGGCTGGTGGTCACATTGCGATAATCGATGTGCTGTCCGGTGTAAGTTTTAAGAAACGGCATATATTCTCCATATATTTGCAGCTGCACCTGCGGTTAGTTTTGGGTATAAGAATCCCTCGCCAGATGGCGATAAATTACGGTTTTGTTGCTCCACACAAATAAAAGCGCACTCATGGATTTGGATTTAACGACATAGCCTCATCGAGGGATGTCTGAGTGCGCTTGTATTTGTGTGTTGTGGTGGTGGTGCCTCCACCTGCCGGGTGGCCAGTACCGGCGACGTTACACATTAAGAAACGTATTCATTTTTAAAGGTTGAATGAATTGGCCGCGTCACGTGCGCTTAGCCGCATTGCCACAACTGGGAGCGCACTCCACCGTTTTCACACCTGTCACCCATAACTGGTAAGTGAAGGAGTGCGCTCTCATGTTGTGCCCTAAAAAGCTGGCGGTTGCCGCTCACGGAGTAGAACGGGCCGCCAGAAAGGGTCGTTGGCACAGGCAAGGTATCTTCGGGCGGGGTGCTAAGGTGGTGATTGGCCATAACCCTTAACACTCCTGCTGGTTTTGGTATTCCTGGCTTGGGTATCGCCACCAGCTGTAGGAATTTGACTATGAGTCGCGGTTAATCAGGCCGCGCCTCTGTTACCCCTCCCGAAGACACCTCTCAGCGAATCATCCGGTTATTCGTATGCCACCGGCGGCTACTTCGTGGGCGTCCTGCCTGTTCGCTGTTGATGAAAGAAATGTACCTTTAGTTACCTTTGGGGTCAAGTGGTAATGGTACCTTTAGTTACTGGTAGGGGTAAAAAAATAGCCAAAGAGTACCTTTGGCTACATATGAAGGGATTAAATATTCTGAGTAATTTGGACGACTTTGCCTACAATTCTGCAATTGCCGTCTATCTGTATGGGCTTAAAGGCCGGGTTCAGGGGCATGAGATAGGCGAAGGGACTGTCCCATACAAGTTTTTTTACGGTAGCCTCAGTTGACCCTTCGAGCATAGCAACAACGACCTTTCCATAAAGATCGTCAATTTGCCCGAAGTGAGGCTCAACAATCACTATTGATCCCTCGGGGATTGATGGCAAACCATGAGGATTTGTCATTGACTCTCCACGAACTACTAGCCCAAAAACTTCATCAGAAACATCCGCCGTTGTCTGTGTCCAAGAAATCACGTCGGTAAGCCTTGGACTTGCACAGGTGTCTGTCCACAAGCCAGCCTGGACTGCTGAAATAATCGGTACTGCTGTTGGCGGCTTAAGGAAGGGGACCACCTTGATATCGTCAACTTCAGAATCTCCTTTACCATAGAGAATCCATTCCGGGGTTACCTGAAGTGCGACAGCAAGCTGATGTAAGTTTTCACCATCCGGCTTTGTTGTTCCGTTCTCCCATTTCGTTACAGATACGCGACTAACCCCAAGCTTTTTGGCAAGAGTTTGTTGAGTGATGTCGAGTTGGACTCGACGTGAACGAATTCGGTCTTTCATCTCTGTTTTCATGTAACCAATGTTACCTATTTTGCAGGTAACTGTTGTTTGCTATTTGATGTACCTTTTGTTACCTTTGTTTCATCCAATTACCAGGAGGAGTCATGCGTAAATCTGAAGTCATAGAGCACTTCGGTGGGGTTGCCAAAACAGCCAATGCCTTAGGCATTTCCCACCCAGCAGTTTGTCGATGGGGAGAAATCATTCCAGAAAAACAGGCTTTTGTGATTGAAAGAGTCACCAAAGGAAAACTTAAGTACAACGCGGCTCTGTATCGCAAGAGTAACCAGACAGCCGCTTAATGAAAACCACAGTAAAAAGGGGGAAGCAGTGGGTAACGAACCAGAATGGAAAGTAGATAAACAGCCAGCATGGCTCGTGGCTGCAATCAAGAAAACGATCACCGAGTTGCCAGGCGGGTATGCCGAAGCAGCGGAATGGTTAGGTACCACTGAAAACGCGTTGTTCAACCGCCTGCGCACCGGGGGGGATCAAACTTTCCCTCTTAACTGGGCGCTTGTTTTGCAGCGTGCTGGTGGTGCTAGTCATATCGCTGATGCGGTTGCTCATCACTCTAACGGTGTTTTTGTAAAGTTGCCGGAAATTGAGCAGATGGGTAACGAAGAGCTGCTCACCAAATTCAACGATCTGCTGTCAGCTCTGGGGCGCTTTGCTCGGTTTCACAATGAATCAACAGCGGATGGTGTTCTTGATCGTGATGAAAGTAAGCAGATGAAAGCGAAGGGCTATCGCGTGCAGGCGTTAGTCGCAGAAATCATGGTCGTGACAGAGATGTTATTTGGAGAGGGTGACGCCCGCGAGTGTGCAGCTCCGGGCGTCGTGGCAGATAAATCTATGTGTATGGAGAAATCCGCATGAGCAATTTAACCGCAAATTATCAGCGTTCGCAACTTCGCGCGTTACCGGTTCATGGTGGTAAAGCTGAGGTTGCGTATTGCTATGCCGTAAGAGTACCTGGTGGGTGGGCGCAGGTGAACCACAGCTTTACTGAGTGGGCTGTGGGGGACTTCATTTCACGCGGAGGGCAGAAGAATGACACAACAGACCAATAATTTTGCCTCTCCGGCAGTAGCCATTCGCTTCGTTGCCAGCGCTGTGACGATGAGCAGCCGGGAGATCGCCGCTCTGGTTAAGAGCAAGCATGGTGATGTAAAGCGTTCTGCTGAGCGCCTGAATGCTGCGGGTATTTTAACCGCGCCGTTGGCGCAGTTCGATTTTGAGCATAACGGCAACGTGTATCAGGAGTATCGATTTAATAAACGTGACTCTCTGGTATTGGTTGCCCGTCTGTCCCCTGAATTTACCGCGGCGGTTGTGGATCGCTGGCAGGAGCTGGAGAACAAGGCGCTAATTCCTCAAACCCTACCCGAAGCGCTCCGTCTGGCCGCTGATATGGCAGAGCAGAATGCACAGTTGTCCTACAAGGTGCAGCAGGACGCGCCAAAGGTGGCGTTTGTTAACCACTACGTAGAAGCCGGCGGTGCCAAAAGTCTGCGTGAGACGGCGAAAATCCTGAACATGCCTGAGAAAGCAATGATCGACGCACTGGTACGGGACCGGGTTCTGTTCCGTCAGTCTGGCAATCTGCTACCTCATGCGTTGCGCCAGCGCGAAGGTCTGTTCACCGTCAAAACCGGGACGTCTGACTTTGGTCATGCATACACCCAGACTCGTGTAACACCTCGTGGCGTTCAGTGGATTGCCGAGCGTTATGCCTCTGAACTGATGGGAGGCTGATATGGCTGAAGTTATTCAATCCATGGACCGTTACTACCGGGATCAGCACGGCATTATCGTGAACGTGATCGGCTATGACCCGATAGGCCAGCGCGTTATATACCGCAAACCGAACTACGAGTGGGAATGTGTGGCACCGCTGATTGTGTTCCGCGCCAGATTCAAGAGGATTGATAAGTGAGCGTTAAATTATCCGCCTACGTCTGGGATGGCTGCGCAGCAGCTGGTATCAAAGGTAATAAGCTGTTGATCATGCTTCGTCTGGCAGATTTCGCCAGTGACGAGGGTATTGCCTATCCGAGCGTGGCAACAATTGCCCGTCAGTTGGGTGCAGGGCGTAGCACTGTGATTACTCTGCTCGGAGAGCTGGAGAAGGGTGGCTGGCTGACTAAAAAAGAACGCCGTCAGGGGCAACGCAACACCAGTAATCTTTACACCCTGAATGTTGAACGTCTTCGACAGTTTGCTGCCGGGGCCTTTTCCCATAGTCCAGATTCTGAACGTCCAAAAGCTGAACGTTCAAAAGCTGGAGGTTCAGATTCTGAACGTACGGAACCCGTTGAAAATCAGGGTTCTCAGGGTCCAGAAACTGGACACGATCCGTCAGTAAATTCAAAACCAGATCCATCAGGTAAATCTAAACCCCCTTGTCCGGTTCCGGCGGAACCAGACCCTGAAGTGGTTATTACCGATCAGGCGATTGAGGTTTTAACCCATCTGAACCGGGTAAGCGGTTCACGCTACCAGAAATCAAAAACGTCCCTCGAAAACATCCGGGCCCGGCTGCGGGAAGGTTACAGCGTCAGCGACATGGTGCTGGTTATCGACCTGAAACATGAGCACTGGCATGACAACGACGAGCAGTACCAGTACATGCGCCCGGAGACGTTATTCGGCCCGAAAAAATTTGAAGGTTATCTGCAGAGCGCGGTGCGCTGGGAGCAGAAAGGGCGACCACTCCGTGAAGAATGGGGCGGTGATCGTAAGCGAGACACGATGAAGTTTGGACCGGTAGACGAGAACACGCCGGCGGGGTTCAGAGGATGATGATTAACAAATTTTGCCAGGCACTTAACGAACTGCGCGCTAAATCGTCGCATGAGTTGAAAGAAGTGGGTGACCAGTGCCGCCTCCGTTCGCACGCGCACTGGTGCAGGTTAACCTTCCTGAGCTATGTAACCCGCAGCTGCGAGAGGTAGTATGAGGGCCTTATTTACCCCTGAAATTGTACCACGCCTCGGCGTGGTACTGCTCAAGCCCGGCAAGGAGCTGATGCGGTTATTTGCTGGTGGCCGGGTCCTGGTTGAAGAAGTGCCGGAAAGTATGTCACGGCTACCGTCGGGCCGCGTACCTGATGCGCGCCAGCCGCTGGCCAGTGACAGGACACTGGATAAGTTTTTCACCGATGAGAGAGTCATCAACGTCGCTGGCGGTATTCCAGCCCTTGAGGTGTGGCTGGAGCGGAACGTGAAAGAATGCCAGTACCCGTATTCTGATTATCACCATATGGAGCAGGTGACCATGCGACACCCGCCGGGGGCGATGATGCTGTGCTGGCACTGTGAAAACCAGCTGCGCGAGCAGACCACCGCCCAGCTGTCGGATATGGCCCGCGCCAATGTTATTGACTGGATAATAGATACCGTTCTGATGCGCCTGCGCTTCAATCGTGAACGTGAGCTGTCACTGGCGGAGTTGTGCTGGTGGGCGGTTTATTCCGGCGTCGCTGACGCTATCACCGAGAGCATGGCGGAAAAGGCGCTGCTGCTGCCCGGTGAGAAATTTCTTTCCGTCTACAAGGAAAGTGACATTGTGCCTGCTGTTCCAGCCGTATCCGTGATGAAGCAGCGAACTGACCGCGTAGCGGTAACGCAGCAGAGCAGGAGCTGTGAGAAGCAGCAAGAGGAGCTGGAACAACAGCCGAAGGTGCTGGCGCTGCGTGCGGATCCGGAATCACCGGAATCATTCATGCTGCGACCAAAGCGCCGACGCTGGACCTGTGAAGAGTACACCCGTTGGGTAAAGGCGCAGCCCTGTGAAAGTTGCCGCCGACCAGCAGACGATCCGCACCATATCATCGGGCATGGTATGGGCGGTACAGCAACAAAAGCCCACGATCTCTTCGTGTTCCCTCTGTGCAGAGAGTGCCACGACGAGTTGCATAGAAGTGTCGCTGAGTTCGAGCGGAAACACGGTTCGCAGCTTACCCTGCTGTTCCGCTTTCTGGATCGGGCGCTGGCGATCGGCGTAATAGTTAAAGCGTAAGTGTATGGAGCGCTAATCTGAATGAACTTACAAGCCATTGAATACACCCGTGTTGAAGTCCGTCATGCCCTGTTGGATCTGTCAGGAGGGACAAAAGGGCAGTTGCAGGCGTTTAGCGAGCACCCACCAGCAGACAAGAATAAGTCACCGCGGCGCAATCAGAACGTTATTGAACTTGAGGGTGGGGAAGGTTGTGGCCGGTCGTTTGCAAAAGCTCTCACCACACCGGTTTATGTACTGGAGACGAGAAGCCGGCGCAGGGCATTTCCCCCGATACAGGATCTGGAATTCCATTACGCTCCGTGGCGCCGCGTTATCAATTCACTGGAGGAATACCAGCAGGCGTGGATCCGGTACTGCTACGGTTTCGATCTGAACTTCAAATATCAGACGCTAATGTGCCAGCACGTCTGGAACGAATTCCAGAACTGTCAGGTAGAGCGAAAGCTCCAGTCGCGGGTTGTGAAAAAACTACTCGGTCTGGTCTGGCTGGCCGCGCAGGAGGTGGCGGCTACCAGAAACAATGACACTTACCGGGAATACGCGGGGGCGGCGCTGGCGCGCATGATGAGTGTGGACCGTTCTACCTGGTTAAGGGTGTATGCAGCGCACTGGGCAAAGTTTAAAGCGGCATTTACTGAACTGGATAATCAGACGTTGCACACCATATTCATCAGGCATGAAGAGGTTGATTTACCCAGTGAACAGGAAATGTGACATAACTTTCACTATCTCCTTCTATCTGGCTTGCAAAATGCAACAAAATGAGCGATATTTAAGGCTAATTTGATATTTTGTCAAAATTGTATCCAACCTCGCTTCGGCGGGGTTTTTTGTGCTTACTAATCAGTGAGATTTGCATGGCTAGTTTCGGTTAGGTATTATGCCGAACCTGGCCCTTTAGCTCAGTTGGTTAGAGCGTGCGACTCATAATCGCCCGGTCGCTGGTTCAAGTCCAGCAAGGGCCACCAACCGCCACTAGCTCATCAGGAAGAGCGGCAACCATAGTGTTGTAGTACGAGGTTCGAGGCCCCGGTGGCGGACCAAAGCCGACTTAGCTCAGTAGGTAGAGCAACTGACTTGTAATCAGTAGGTCACCAGTTCGATTCCGGTAGTCGGCACCAAAAGCGGTCATCGTATAATGGCTATTACCTCAGCCTTCCAAGCTGATGATGCGGGTTCGATTCCCGCTGACCGCTCCAGTTTTTGAATGAGCGCTGCTTTTTGCAAAATTGCTGTGTGAAAATACTGATCTTTGGGGTCTGCGCTCATTCGAAAGCACTCTGCCTAAATCCGATTAACCTTGGGTGGTTTGTTGGATAGAGTGCCTCCACTTTCTACAGAAACCTCGCCCTGGCGGGGTTTTTTTATGCCTGAAAAATGCCACCAGTGCAGTTAATACGCTGGTGGTTGTGAATGACTTCTTTTCTGCTTGCTGGCATTTCGAACCAGAGTTATCTGTATGTCATCAGACACTAAACGGTAATTAATCATGTTAAAACAGCAAGATATGACAGAAGCGGCAAAGGCAGTTTTTAATGAATTAAGCGACGATCCGGCTACGGTCGGGGAAATTTCGCAGAACACACACCTGACGCGCGAACGCTGCCAGTTGATACTGACGCAATTAGTGATGGCGGGTTTATCTGACTACCAGTTTGGATGTTATAAGCGCCTCCGGTAATGGAGGCTTCCTGCTGTGAAAATGGGCGGCTGGTGGGTGTTGTAGCACCCGGCCAGCCATTCGCTCATGCTTAAGGTCACAAGCGAACCAGGGCCCACTGCTTTAGCGCAAAAGCATAGTGAGCCTAACAGAGTCCCGCTTACTGATCTATGAAAAATACTGTAAAAATATCCAGTGTTGAATTATTCAACGCTGATTGCCTGCAAGTTCTCTCCCGGACACCAGACAACTCCATTGACCTTATCTGCACTGATCCGCCGTATTTTCGGGTTAAACCGGAAGGCTGGGATAACCAGTGGCGCGGTGATGCTGATTATCTGGCGTGGCTTGATCAGTGCCTGGCTGAGTTCTGGAGGGTGTTAAAGCCAAACGGTAGCATCTACCTGTTCAGCGGGCACCGCCTGGCAGCCGATATCGAGCTGCTGATGCGGAACCGCTTTAATATCCTCAACCACATTATCTGGGCGAAGCCATCAGGTCGGTGGAAAGGGTGCAACAAGGAAAGCCTGCGCGCTTACTTCCCGTCAACTGAGCGCATTATTTTCGCTGAGCATTACCCGGGGCCTTATAAACCCGACGGTTACGCTAAAGAGTGCGACAGCACCAAACAGCATCTAATGACACCGTTGATTAATTATTTCCGCAATGCTCGTGAGTCGCTGGGCGTTACGTCAAAGCAAATCGCTGACGCTACCGGAAAGAAAAATATGGTTTCTCACTGGTTCGGTGCTAGCCAGTGGCAGCTCCCCAACGAATCGGATTATTCGAAGCTGCAGCAACTCTTCAACCGTATAGCGCTTGAGAAGCACCTCAACAACGAGTTATCTCAACCACACCACCAGCTGGTGGCCACGTACCAGTCGCTTAATCGAAAACATGCGGAGCTTCTTGAGGAGTACAAGTCCCTGCGACGCCCATTCTCCGTTACCGTCTCGGTTCCATATACCGACGTGTGGACACATAAGCCGGTTCAGTTTTACCCCGGAAAACATCCCTGCGAGAAGCCCGCTGAAATGCTGAGGGAGATTATCAGCGCCAGCAGCAAACCCGGTGATACCGTTGCTGATTTCTTTATGGGTTCTGGCTCAACGATAAAGGTAGCCATTGCACTTGGTCGTCGGGCTATCGGTGTGGAGCTGGAAACCGAACGATTTAATAAGACTGTCTGCGAGATCCGAGAGCAGGCGGAGAAATAGCAATCCACTGCGGCAAATTTGCTGTGGTGGAAAATCCATTTCAGGCTCAGGGTTTCACCCTCGACAATGCCACGTAAAACGAAAGCCCTGCAGCCTGAATCCTCCAACACAGCACCCGCCACCCCGCGAGGTGAGAGACCATGAAAATGAATGAATCAGGGAATGTCTTCACGCAATTCTTTGCGTGGGTTGCTGCTCTGGCATCTGCCATTGGATTTACTACTCAGGACCTGGTGTTCATGTTCTTTGGGGCTGCTGGTCTGTTGATATCACTCGTGTCGTATATAAACGGGCGTGTGGATGCACACCGGCGGCGCCGGGAAGATGAAAAGCGCACAAAAATGGTTAATGACTACCTGAAGGGGGTTAGCGATAAACCGCAACATGAGCGCCCGGCAGCTGCAAGCGTGGTAGTAGAGGCATTACAAAAGGAAGGTGAGTGATGGGGACCCGGGCAAAGTTGAGTGCCGCTGTCCTCGGTTTGGTACTCGCTGGCGCACCAGCATCAGTCATTCTCGACAGATTCCTTGATGAGAAAGAGGGTAACAGCCTTACGGCGTACCGCGATGCCGGAGGTATCTGGACAATTTGTCGCGGTGCCACGCTGGTGGATGGAAAGCCAGTTACGCCAGGCATGAAGCTGACGCAGGAGAAATGCGGCAAGGTAAACGCTATTGAGCGTAATAAGGCGCTGGCGTGGGTAGACCGTAATATCAAGGTGCCGCTGACCGAACCACAGAAGGCGGGGATTGCGTCATTTTGCCCCTATAACATCGGCCCGGGTAAATGCTTTCCCTCGACGTTCTATCAGCGCATGAACGGCGGGGACACCAAAGGAGCATGTGAGGCCATCCGCTGGTGGATAAAGGACGGTGGGAAAGACTGCCGCATACGTTCCAATAACTGTTACGGGCAAGTATCTCGACGTGACCAGGAAAGCGCGCTGACGTGCTGGGGGATAGACCAGTGACCGGAAAAACAAAAGCTATTGTGGCCTTCTTGATATTCGGTGTTATCGCAATATTGTGCGTACTGCTGGCTCTCAGCCGCGCCGACCTTGCTATTTCTGTAAGCGACAATCAAATCCTGCGAAGTGATAACGCTCTACAGGGAGAGGTTATCGCCACTCAGGCATTCAACTTTAACCTGTTTAATCAGGTATCCGAGCACACCAGACAGCTTAATTCGCTCATTGATGCTGGCACTCACAGGACTGTGATTGAATACCGGGAGATTCTTCGTCGTGAAAAAACATGTGATTTGCTTGTTCCTGCTGATGTCGCTGGTGGGCTGCTCAACTACGCGTACCGTTTACGTGCCAGCGCAATGTACCCCAATACCAACGGACCTGACGAAACCGATGATCGCTCCGTTGCCGCCAGAGGGCTGACGTACTGTCAGGCAGTTCTCTGGATTAAGCCGCTGCTGGCTGAACTGGAAAAGGGCAACAATCAGTTGTTGGGGATCAGGCAGGTTGAAGTTGAAAGAAGATAACCAGTGTCATAGTTCATGGGGGAAAAATGAAAAAACTGACAGTTAAGATTCGAGGTCTTCAAGGTTGCCACGATAATTACTTAAGTGGGACATCAGTTACATTTAAGGTATTTCAGTCTGGCAGTGTGCTGGTTGAGGACACGCTTTCTGGTAAAGCCTCTTTGCCATATCAAAAGGTTTACAGAGTCAGTGAGGGTGTTGGTGAGGTGATTGTTGCACACAATCGACCAACCCTTGATTGGTTGAGCATTACAGCAAATTTTGATTAGTAAAGTTTATTTTCTTGCCAGTCTTTAATAGCATACCTCCGGGTACCCAAAGGAGGGATGTATGTTCATAGCTGAAGGCTTAAAGCCAGATATTGATAATGATGGATGGGTTAAAGGCTGGGGCGTCGTTCGGAATGCTCCATGGCATCTTGTTGGTGTGTATGCAACTAAGGAGGTTGCAGAAACCAAAGCTGAAATGCTTGGTGAGGATTATGAATCTCGCTACGGCTCGCACCGATTGGGAAGTGATGATTTTATTTCTTCGTAGTTTTAGATAGCTAATCGGGTGAGTGTGCTTGCGGGAAAATGCTTTGATAGGCATGACTTGCTGTTCAGTTCATCCTCTCCTAAATGAAGCCATTGACGTTGGTTGGTGGCTTTACTAATGCGTTTTGCGAGGTTCTTGGGGTTGAGTAAATATAATAATATCAGGGTGTTGGAGTTTGATACCGCTTCTGATCTATGGGAGGCATGCTCCCCAACTAGAATGCTTGATTTGGGAAGACATGCCAATCTGCTTTTTAGGGGGCAAGCTGATGCACAGTGGTCTCTTAAACCCTCATTATGGCGAGATATCAAATTTGTTACTTCACGTACCTCGGAAGAAGAAATAACAGCTAATGTAATGATGGATAGTGAGTTTAGACTTCTCAGAAATTTCGTTCTCTATTGTGATAGAGTAGGTATACCCATTCCCAACGACTCCAGAGATTTCAGGAATGAGTTTATCCGAGGGTATTATATTGGGAAGTTTTTTGATAGACCTAGCACATGGCCAACTGAATATCACTTAGATTTTATTGCGATGGCTCAGCATCATGGAGTTCCAACTCGTCTTCTTGACTGGACTAAACTACCTTACGTTGCGTTATATTTTGCTGCAAGTTCTGCTCTTGAGAGGTTACTCAGTTGGAATGACAATATGAAAATGGCATTATGGGTATTAGAAAAAGGGGATGTGTTTGACCCATTCTATTCTAATGTTCATGTTTGCGAGTGCCCTGGAGCTACTAGCAAGCACTTAGCCGCGCAGTCTGGTATTTTTACTGTGCACTACCATAATGCCAGAGGTGATCAGGTTTTTGAACCATATGATTTAGAAGAACACTCTGTAAATAATATTCCTTATACATTTTACAAGTGTATTCTTCCTGTTTATGAATGCGCTAGTTTATTGAGTTTATGTATTAAATCTGGGTTTAGTGGGAGCAATATATATCCCAGCGCAGATGGAGCGGGAAAGGCAGTTCGTGATCAAATGAATATTCACATGGCCAAGTCATTATATAAAGAAAAAGTATCGATTTAATATATTTATAAGAGCGATTAGCTTATAAGGTCTAATGATAAAGCGTGGTGTGGAGCGCCTATTTAAATCTGGCCTGTAACCTACGAACCGCCTGCTGGCGGTTTTTGTTACAAGTCCTCTATGATCGCTTCCAAAATCATTATTTTTATGGGTCCTCCTGGTGGGATGGCTTACCACGGGGCGGCGGGCTCGCGGGGAACGGCTAGTTTTTCGGATCCATGGTCATCATCATCATGTGGGTAGGTCTTTGTTTTTTATGAGGGCCATTTTTCAAAGATGTCGAATCGTTTAAAAAGTGTTCACCATCATGGACCAGGAAATCGCCTCTCTCAAACTGAATATTAACCAGCTGGCGGCTATCACCGACGTACACCGGCAAACGGTAGCCGCCAGGCTTAAAAATATCGAACCCGCAGCGGGCAGCAACAGCAAACTCAAGCTCTACCTCATCACCGATATCCTGACCGAACTGATGATCCCCACGGTTTCCGCCAACCTTGAAGACATGCAGCCGTCCGACAGGCTGGCGCACTGGAAGGCGGAGAATGAGCGGCTTAAGTTCGAACAGGACACCGGTCAGCTTATACCTGCAGATGAGGTCGCAAGAGAATTTTCACTGATGGCGAAAGCCGTCGTCATGGTGCTTGAAACCCTTCCTGATATTCTTGAACGCGACTGCGCGTTGCCACCGGCGGCGGTGTCGCGCGTACAGACCGTCATTGACGATTTACGTGACCAGATGGCGCAGAAAGTCCAGGACGCCGAACAAGAGGAGGCCGATACCGAGGAGGAGTGATGGCAAAGCGTGCATCGGCATGCGGTATTCGCCGGGATGTTTCCGGTATCCTTCGCGCGCCGCGACGAATGGACGTGGCCGATGCGGTCAGCGCTTATATGCGTGTCCCGATGGGCGCAGGCAACTCCGTACCGTGGGACCCGGATCTGGCTCCCTATGTTATCGAGCCGATGAACTGCCTGGCATCGCGCCAGTATGATGCCGTGGTGTTTGTCGGCCCGGCGCGAACGGGTAAAACCATCGGTCTTATCGACGGCTGGATTGTCTATAACATCGTCTGCGATCCGGCAGATATGCTGGTGATTCAGGTCTCAGAGGAAAAGGCGCGCGAGCATTCTAAAAAGCGTCTGGATCGTACTTTCCGCAGCAGCCCTGAGGTGAAATCACGGCTCAGCCCGCGGCGGAACGATAACAACGTCCATGACCGCACCTTCCGCGCCGGTAACTATCTGAAACTTGGCTGGCCGTCCGTCAACATCATGTCGTCGTCGGATTACAAAAGCGTGGCGCTCACCGACTACGATCGTTTCCCCGAGGATATCGACGGCGAGGGGGATGCGTTTTCCCTGGCCTCGAAGCGAACCACCACCTTTATGTCCTCCGGAATGACGCTGGTGGAGAGTTCCCCGGGCCGCGATATCCGGGATACGAAATGGCGGCGCAGCAGCCCGCATGAAGCGCCGCCGACAACCGGTATCCTGGCACTGTACAACCGCGGCGATCGGCGCAGGCTTTACTGGCCCTGTCCGCACTGTGGCGAGTTTTTCCAGCCGGAAGTGGACAACATGACCGGCTACCGGGATATCGCCGATCCTGTACAGGCCAGCGAGGCGGCTTTTTTACAGTGCCCCGCCTGCAAAGGGAAAATTACGGCTGACCAGAAACGCGCGCTTAACATGAAGTGTGTCTGGCTCCGGGATGGTCAGACGGTTGATCGTCACGGCAACGTCAGCGGGGAAGGGCGTCGTTCCCGCATCGCCTCGTTCTGGATGGAAGGACCCGCGGCGGCGTACCAGACCTGGACGCAGCTTATCTATAAATATCTCACTGCCGAACAGGACTACCAGGCAACCGGCAGCGAGGAAACGCTCAAGACGGTGGTGAATACCGACTTTGGTCGGCCGTATCTTCCCCGGTCGAGCATGGAGCAGCGCAAAAGCGAGCTGCTCGAACAGCGTGCGGAAGACGTGCCGAAGCGCACCGTGCCCGACGGCGTGCAGTTTCTGGTGGCGACGGTTGACGTCCAGGCGGGCCGCAACCGTCGCTTTGTGGTCCAGGTGACCGGGTACGGCAGCATGGGTGAACGCTGGCTGGTGGACCGGTACAACATTAAACAGTCCCTGCGCTGTGACTCCAACGGAGAAAGCCAGCAGATAGATCCGGCAAGCTATCAGGAAGACTGGGATCTCCTGCTGACGGACGTTTTTAATAAAACGTGGGCGCTGGCCTCGGACCCGTCGAAAGGGATGCGGCTGATGGCCATGGGCGTCGATTCCGGCGGTGAAGATGGCGTGACGGATAACGCCTATAAGTTCTGGCGAAAATGCCGCCGTGAGGGATTAGGAAAACGCATTTATCTCTTCAAAGGGGACAGCACCACCCGCGCACAGCTCATCAAACGCACGATGCCAGACAACACCAACCGAACCGGCCGTCGTGCGCTGGCCGCCGGTGATGTTCCGCTTTATCTCCTTCAGACCAATGCGCTCAAAGACCGCGTGAATAACGCCCTGTGGCGTGATTCCCCTGGTCCCGGCTACGTGCATTTCCCGTCGTGGCTGGGAGCCTGGTTCTATGAGGAGCTGACCTATGAGGAACGCGCACTAGATGGCAAGTGGAGTAAACCCGGCAAAGGCGCAAACGAGGCGTTTGACCTGCTGGTGTATGCCGATGCGCTGGTGATGCTGCACGGCTACGAAAAAATTAAGTGGCCGGATGCCCCCGACTGGGCGCAAAGGGAGACGTGGGTGGAAACCCTGCAGACAGAAGATGCTGTGATGCCCGCCCCGGTGCTGCCCGATATTCCGGTCGTGAAAAAAACAAAGCGCAGGCGCGCCGCGAATGACAAACCTAACCCATGGAAAACCTCAGGAGGCTGGGTGTGAACCAGAGCGATATTGAAACCATGATCCAGCATTACAGCCAGGCGGAAATGGCGGTGCTGGAGGGAAAGTCTGTCCGTTTTAACGGGCAGGAAATGACGATGGAGAATCTTTCCGAGATCCGCAAAGGTCGTCAGGAGTGGGAGCGTCGGCTTTCATCCCTGCAGGCTAATCGCCGGGGGCGACCGGCTTACCGACTGGCGAGGTTTAAATGACCATTCTGGATAACGCCATCGGCGTATTCTCACCCGGCTGGAAAGCCGCCCGGCTCCGTGCCCGGGCCATGATTCAGGCCTATGAAGCGGTTAAACCCACCCGGACACATAAGGCGCGCCGTGAAAACCGGAGTGCCGACCAGCTCAGCCAGATGGGGGCAGTTTCCCTGCGGGAGCAGGCGCGCTGGCTCGATAACAACCATGATCTGGTCATCGGTATCTTCGACAAACTCGAAGAACGCGTCATTGGCAAGCAGGGGATTATCGTTGAGCCTCACCCGAAAATGACGAACGGGAAGGTGGCAAAGCAGCTGGCCGCCGAGATCCGGACAAAGTGGGGAGAATGGTCCGTACGGCCTGAGGTCACCGGGCAGTTTACCCGCCCCATGCTGGAGCGCCTGATGCTCCGAACGTGGCTCCGGGACGGCGAGGTGTTTGCCCAGCTGGTACAGGGCGCCGCGACGGGGCTTGTCCCCGTGGCAGGGGTGCCATTCTGGCTTGAGGCGCTTGAGCCTGACTTTGTGCCAATGACCAGCGATGCGGCAAAAAATCTGAATCAGGGGGTGTTTCTTGATAACTGGGGAAGGCCGAAGAAGTACCTGGTCTGTAAAAGCCTTCCGGTGTCCGGCCGACAGCTCGATACCAAAGAAATCGACGCCGACAGCATGCTGCATCTCAAGTTTACCCGCCGGCTTCACCAGACCCGCGGCACGTCGATGGTGTCCGGCGTGCTGATGCGGCTCAGCGCGCTGAAAGAGTATGAAGACTCAGAGCTGACCGCGGCGCGTATTGCGGCGGCGCTCGGGATGTACATCAAAAAGGGGGACGGTCAGACCTTCGATGCCGACAGCGCCAGCAAGGAGGACCGCGAGCTGGAGATACAGCCCGGCATGCTGTACGACGAGCTCCAGCCGGGTGAAGAAATCGGGATGATCAAATCCGACAGGCCGAACCCCAACCTTGAAACCTTCCGAAACGGACAGCTGCGCGCGGTGGCCGCGGGCAGTCGTCTGAGCTTCTCCAGTACGGCGCGAAACTATAACGGTACCTTCAGCGCGCAGCGGCAGGAGCTGGTGGAGTCGACCGACGGCTATCTGATCCTGCAGGACTGGTTTATCGGTGCCGTGACCCGCCCGATGTACCGCGCCTGGCTGAAAATGGCGATTGCCAGCGGTGAGATTAAGGTGCCGCGCGGCGTGGATAAGGACACGCTCTACGGCGCGGTTTATTCGGGGCCGGTGATGCCGTGGATTGATCCGGTAAAAGAGGTGAATGCCTGGGTCACGCAGATCCGCGGCGGCTCCGCAACAGAATCCGACTGGGTACGCGCCAGCGGTCGTAATCCTGATGAGGTGAAACGCCGTCGGGCCGCGGAGATTGAAGAAAACAAAGAACTGGGACTGGTGTTTGACACCGACCCCGCCAACGACAAAGGAGGCACCAGTGCCGAAGTTAAATCCCAAAATGGCCCACCGTCCGAAGGCCAGCGCAAAAAATAGCTGGTTTCGCATGCAGGCTGGCGCCGCGAACGACGCCGATATCTTTATCTACGACGAGATTGGCTACTGGGGCGTGACGGCGAAACAGTTCGTCAGCGACCTGAAGGCGCTCGGCGACGTCAGCCACATCAACCTTCACATTAACTCGCCGGGTGGCGATGTCTTCGACGGCATCGCCATTTTTAATGCCCTGAAACACCACGGCGCCGCGATTACGGTGCATATCGACGGGCTGGCGGCCTCCATGGCGTCGGTGATTGCCATGGTGGGTAATCCGGTCATCATGCCGGAAAACACGATGATGATGATCCATAAGCCGTGGGGCTTTGCCGGAGGGGACGCCAACGATATGCGCGACTATGCCGATTTGCTCGATAAGGTCGAAAGCGTCCTGATCCCGGCCTATGCGCAAAAGACCGGCAAAACGACCGAAGAGATTGCCGCCATGCTGGAGGATGAAACCTGGATGGACGGGGCTGAATGCCTTGCGCTGGGTTTCGCTGACCAGACCACTCCCGCTCTGCAGGCGATGGCCTGTATCCATTCAAAACGTATTGAGGAATTTGAAAAGATGCCAAACAGCATTCGTAACATGGTCACCCCGCCGCGTAACACCACACAGCGCGACCCGCAGAAACCGCAGGCACAGGTACCGGCACCGGTTAACGTTCCCGATCCCGTTGACGAAAACAGCATCCGCGCTCAGGTCATTGCGGAGCAGAAAGCCCGCGTTAACGGCATCGGCGATTTGTTCGCAATGTTCGGCGGTAAGCACCAGGAGCTTCAGGCCAGCTGCGTGGCCGATCCTGAATGTACCGTCGAGCAGGCGAAGGATAAGCTGCTGGCCGAGCTGGGTAAATCTGGCACACCATCCAACAAAAACACGCCCGCACATATTCATGCCGGGAACGGTAACTTCGTCGGTGACGGTATTCGTCAGGCGCTGATGGCGCGCGCCGGATTTGAGACGCGGGAAAACGATAATATTTACAACGGCATGACGCTTCGCGAGTATGCCCGCATGGCGCTGACCGAGCGCGGTATTGGCGTGTCCAGCTATAACCCGATGCAGATGGTGGGGCTGGCGCTGACGCACAGCACCTCTGACTTCGGCAATATCCTGCTGGACGTGGCGAACAAGTCGCTGCTGCAGGGCTGGGATGAAGCGGCGGAGACCTTCGAACAGTGGACTAAAAAAGGCCAGCTTTCTGACTTTAAAACGGCGCACCGCGTCGGTATGGGCGTCTTCCCTTCGCTGCGTAAGGTTCGTGAGGGCGCAGAGTACAAGTACGTGACCACCGGCGATAAGGGCGAAACCATTGCGCTGGCCACCTACGGTGAAATCTTCTCCATTACCCGCCAGGCGATCATCAACGACGACCTGAACCAGCTGACCGACGTGCCGATGAAAATGGGCCGCGCGGCCAAAGCGACCATCGGCGATCTGGTTTATGCCATTCTGACCAAAAACCCGAAACTGTCCGACGGCAAGCCGCTGTTCCATGCCGACCACAAGAACCTGGGCAGCGGCGCTATCTCGGTGGCCAGCATCGACGATGCCCGCAAGATGATGCGCCTGCAGAAAGAGGGCGAGCGTTCGCTGAATATCCGTCCGGCCTACATGCTGGTGCCGGTTGGCCTGGAAACGCTGGCTAACCAGACCATCAAGTCTGCCAGCGTCAAAGGGGCGGATATCAACTCCGGTATCAATAACCCGATCCAGAACTTCGCCGAGGTTATCTCGGATCCTCGCCTGGACGAGGCTGATGCTAAAGCCTGGTATCTGGCCGCCGCAAAAGGGACCGACACCATCGAGGTGGCCTACCTGAACGGCATTGATACGCCGTACATCGACCAGCAGGAAGGTTTCAACACCGACGGCATCGCGACCAAGGTGCGCATCGATGCGGGCGTGGCGCCGCTGGATTACCGCGGCCTGGCCAAATCCTCGGGGCAGTAATCGCCCGACGCTGTTTCCTCCCGCCCGTCAGGGCTTTTTTTATATCTGAAATCAGCCCCGCAGGGGGCTGACTGGAGCATGTTATGGCTAAAAATTTTGTACAGAACGGAAACACCATTTCTGTCAGTAATACCGGGAAAGACGAGGTGAAAAGCGGCGATCCCGTCGTCGTCGGCGCGAGGGTTGCGGTGGCCATCACGGATATTCCGGCAGGCGCCACGGGGGATGGTTTCGCGACCGGCGTATTCCTGCTGCCTAAGCTGGCCGCTGATGATATCGCGGTGGGCACCCCGGTATTCATTAAGGCGGGAAATATCCAGCTCGATAAAACGGATGCGGTCCCGGCGGGTGTTGCCTGGGAGAACGCCGGAACCGGCGATACCGTCGTTGAAGTGAAAATTAATGCCTAATCCCTTTGACCGTCTGGCGGCCCGCATGGATGCGGCCACCGTAAAGAGAATGGGGAAAACGTCCACCATCAACGGCCTGGAATATGACGTGGTCCCGGCGGAGCTGCTCGAGGACATGGGGCCCTTAAGCGGGACCGGTACCTCGCTGGTGGTCTTCTCCGGATCGTATCAGCCGCGTCGTAATGACTGCGTTGATTACGGCGGTGAGTCGTTTTCCGTGACCCGTTTTGACCGTTTCAACGGTAAACCCCGGATCCACCTTGAATAGGGGGAGGGAAGATGTCCGTTAAAGGGCTCGAAAGGGCCATCCAGAATCTTAACAGCCTGAGCCGGATGATTGTTCCTGACGCAACGGCTAAAGCGCTGAACCGGGTGGCCGGGCGAACCATTACCCAGGGCAGCCGGAAGGTGGCGAAAGAGGCGACGGTGGACGATAACCGGAAAAAGGGTCTCCCGGTCAGGCTGGTCCGCCAGCGATCCCGGTTACGCAGGGCCCGGCATGACCGGCTGATCGCCTCCATCAAAATTAACCGCGGTAACCTGCCCGCCATCAAGCTCGGCACCGCCCGCGTCCGTCTGTCCCGCCGCAAAGGGGCAAAGCACGGGCAGGGCAGCGTCCTGAAGGTGGGGCCGTACACGTTTCGCAACGCCTTTATTCAGCAACTGGCTAACGGCCGCTGGCAGGTGATGCGGCGCGTGGGGCGGGCCCGCTATCCCATCGACGTGGTGAAAGTGCCGCTTGATGCGCCGCTGACGGAGGCGTTTACCACCCTGTCGAAAAGCCTGATCCAGAGCGACATGCCAAAAGAGCTTTCCGCTGCGCTGAAAAACCAACTGAGGATCCACCTGAAGCGATGAACAAACACAGCGCCATTCGCGCCGCCGTGCTGGCGAAACTGAAATCCAACATTACGGACTCAGTGACCTGGTTCGACGGACGTCCCGTCTTTCTAGAGGAGCACGATCTGCCCGCGGTGGCGGTGTATCTCTCTGATACCGAATACACCGGCGCCACGCTGGATGAAGATGCCTGGCAGGCCGTGCTTCACGTCGAAGTTTTCCTCAAAGCCTCAAACCCGGACAGCGCGCTGGATAGCTGGATGGAGGACAAGATTTATCCGGCAATGACGGCGATCCCCGGCCTTGATGCGCTTATCGAAGCCATATTCCCGCAGGGCTACGACTATCAGCGTGACGATGAGATGGCCACGTGGGGCTCCGTTGACCTGACCTACTCCCTCACTTATTCAATGTAAGGAACTGACTATGCCAACACCAAATCCGCTGGCTCCCGTAAAAGGGGCCGGAACCACTCTCTGGCTTTATACCGGTTCAGGTGATGGATTCTCCAATCCACTCTCAGACACCGACTGGAACCGCCTGGCAAAAATTAAGGAGCTGACGCCGGGCGAAATGACGGCGGAATCCTACGACGACACCTATCTGGACGATGAGGACGCCGACTGGAACGCCACCGCGCAGGGGGCAAAGTCCGCCGGTGATACCTCCCTGACGCTCGCCTGGAAGCCGGGGGAGCAGGGCCAGAAAGACCTGGTCGCCTGGTTCAATGATGGGTCAGTCCGTTTTTATAAAATCAAATACCCGAACGGCACCGTTGACGTGTTCCGCGGGTGGTGCAGCAGCCTGGGTAAGGCCATTCCGGCAAAAGAGGTGATCACCCGCACGGCAAAAATCACCAACACCGGCAAGCCTGAGCTGGCGGAGGAGAGCGGCAGCCCGGCTATCGGTGTAACGGGCGTGACGATGGACAAAGCCACGGCAAGCGTGGCGGTCAGCGCGACGACCACGCTCAATGTGACCGTTAACCCTGCCAGCGCTTCCGATCCTTCGTTCCGTGTTGCCACCTCGGACGGCAGTAAAGCGACGGTGACCGCCAGCGGTAACGTTCTGACGGTCACCGGCGTGGCGGCAGGCTCTGCGGATATCGTCGTCATGACCAGCGACGGCAATTTTATCGCTACCTGCAAAGTCACCGTGACCGCATCCTGAGGAGTCCCCGATGTTTCTGAAAAAAGAGACCTTCACCTTCAACGGTGAGTCCGTGACCGTGTTTGAGCTGTCGGCGCTCCAGCGCATTGAGTTTCTGGAGTTTCTGGCACGCGCGGAAAAGGCGCTGGATAACGACCGTGAAAACCTGAGCGATCAGGAAATGACGGCCCGGCTGGTGGGGGTAAACATCAGCTCAGGTGCGAGGCTTATCGCCCTGTCGCTGTGGCATAACGATAAATCCGGTCCGTCTGTTGATGAGCTGCACCAGCAGGTGATGATGGAGTGGCCGGCGCAGGCGATCGGCAAGGCGGAAATGCAGATCAAGCTGCTCTCCGGCATGCTCCCGCCGGTGGCGGATCCTGATGACGGGAAAAGTGGAGAAGATGCCACCGACGCGTCCAGCGATGAGCCCGTCACAGCGGAAAAGCCCTGACCAGCGAGCGTGATTTTGTCCTGAAGCTGGCGCGTGAGTTTGGTCGGTCCGACTGGCGCTCCATGCTGGCTGGTATGTCCTCGACGGAGCTCGGCGACTGGCATCTTTTTTATCAGTCGCATTTATTTCAGGACGCGCAGCTCGACGCACATTTCTCCGGGCTGCTCTATTCAATTAACTCCCTCTTTTTCCGGGATCCGGAACTGACCCCGGCGCACTTCAGCCTGCTGTCGCCCTCCGGGGAACGCATTGCGGATGAGGAGCCGAACGATGATGCGCTGATGACCGCAGCGGAGGGAATAACAGGAGGCGTCAGGTATGGCCCAGCAGATTAGCGACCTTGTCATTAACCTCGACGTTGATGGCTCCACGTTCAGTGAGCAGATTGCCCGCATCAAGAACCAGCTGACCGGCATGGCCGACGAGTCTGATAAGGCTCAGACGCGAATGCAGCGTGCCGCCGCAAGCCAGGGTGCTGCACTAAAAAGCGTGGGCGATGCGGGGGCCGCCGCCGCTACTGAGATGAAGTCCCGCCAGTCCGCCGCGGCGGAAGGATTGACGAAAGACTGGCAGAACGTGTCGAAGTCGGTCGATGAGACGCATCGCCGGGTTGCCGAACTGAGCCAGCGCCTGCAGGAGAACGGCAGCCAGTCAGCCGCGCTGGCGAAGCGGCAGGATGAGCTTGCCGCCTCCTTCTTTCGTCAGATAGACGGCGTGCGTCAGCTGAACGGTGAAACGCAGTCCCTGATGAACGTGCAGGCCCGGTTCCGGGCCGCCCGGGCACAGGGGAACATCACGCAGCAGGATTATCTGGCGCTGATCTCCCGGACGACGGCCAGGCAGAAGGAGCTGCAGGTCGTTGAGGAGAAATCGGCAGCCGCGCGTGCGCGATTTCTTCAGCAGCTGAAGCAGCAGGTTACCGAGCAAAAACTCTCCGGCACCGAACTGCTGCGCATCAGGGCGGCGCAGGTTGGCGCCAGCGATGCGGCTGAGGTGTATATCCGTAAACTTGAGGCCGCCAAAGTTGCCACCCATGGACTGGGCCTGCAGAGCGCCGCGGCGCGTCGGGAAATCGGCGTGCTGATGGGCGAAGTGATGCGCGGGAATTTCGGGGCGCTGAGGGGCTCCAGCATAACGCTTGCTAACCGTGCCGGGTGGATTGACCAGCTGATGACGCTGCGCGGGCTGGGGATGGCGGGGCTGATTGGCGGGGTTGCCGCTGCGGTCGTGGGGCTGGGCAAGGCCTGGTACGACGGCAGCAAGGAATCCGAGGAGTTTAATAAGCAGCTCATACTGACCGGCAACTACGCGGGCAGGACCAGCGGCCAGCTGCAGGCGCTGGCGCGTTCTCTCAGCGGCAACGGGGTCACGCAGCACGCCGCGGCCGGAGTGCTGGCACAGGTGGTGGGCAGCAGCGCTTTCAGCGGTAACGACGTTGAGCGGGTGGCAAACGTCGCCAGCCGTCTGCAGCAGGCCACCGGGCAGGCGGTGGATGAAACCATCAACCAGTTTAAACGCCTGAAGGACGACCCCGTTAATGCGGTCGTGGCGCTGAACGACTCCCTGCATTTTCTGACGGCCACGCAGTATGAGCAGATCGCATCCGCCCAGTCGCTGGGCGATACGCAGAAAGCGGCGGAGCTTGCCATGCGCGCCTACGCCGAGGCCGTCATTCAGCGCGCCGGTGCGGTGCAGGATAACCTCGGGACGCTTGAAAAGGCCTGGGACTGGGTGAAGCACGCTGCCAGCGGCGCGTGGGATGCGATGCTGGGCGTCGGCCGCAATCCGGATACGGCGCTGAAGCGGCAGGACTCCTTTTCTGAATGGCAGGCCGCGGAAAAGGAATACCGGACGCTGAGCCGGAACCTCAACGTGGATGCGGACTATGCCGGAAGCAACGTGCTGCAGAAGGCCGATGCCGAAAGGCTCCGGAATGCCCGTCAGCAGGTGGCGCTGAAAAAGCAGGCGTACGACCTTGCCGACCAGGCTTATGCGCAGGAGGGACTGAGCGCCGCCCGGGAGAAGATGAAGAACGACCAGCAGAGCCAGGCTATCCGCCACCAGCAGCAGTTTAATCAGCTGGTGGAATCGGGCTCAACGGCGTCCGAGAAGCGCGCAGACGCAGAGAAAAAGCTGAACCAGCTGATACAAAAAAACCGTCAGGATGCAAAAGACGGTATCGCCACCCTGTGGACCGATAAGGATATCGCCACGGCCCGGGCCGGGATTGAGAAAAAGTTTAAGGATCCCAAAACCCCGAAAGGGAAAGCCTACACCACGCCCGCCGGGGACCGGGCCGAAGAGAAGGCGCAGTCTGAGCTGCTGACGCTGCAGGCCCAGTTGAAAACCCTGCAGCAGCATACCAGCGTAAACGACGTTATCAGCCAGCAGCGAAAGGATCTCTGGCAGACCGAAAACCAGTATGCGGTGCTGGAAGAAGCCGCCGGGCGGCGTCAGCTCTCAGCGCAGGAAAAATCGCTGCTGGCGCATAAGGATGAAACGCTGGAGTACAAACGGCAGCTGGCGGATATGGGGGACAAGATTGCCCTCCAGCAGAAGCTGAACGGTCTGGCGGATCAGGCGGTGAAGTTTGAGCAGCAGCAGCGCGCCGCGCGGGCGGGGCTGCAGGCGCAGGCGGAAGGCGTTTCCGGTCGTGAGGCCGGGCGGGAAGCCACGCTGCAGCGCCTGCGCGAAACCTATGCCGCCAACCCGCAGGCGCAGCAGAAGGTGCTGGACGCGCAGCGGGCAACGTATGAGGCGGAGGATGCGCTGCGCGCTAACTGGCTGGCGGGGGCGAAGCAGGGCTGGGCGGAATATCAGGACTCGGCGACGAACGTGTTTACCTCCGTCCAGCAGATTTCGCAGGCAACCTTCAGCGGGCTGGCAGGACAGCTGACCAGCCTGATGACCACCGGGAAAGCCAGTTTCAAAGATTTCACCAGCTCGATCCTGAAAATGATCGTCGAGGTGATTAATCAGCTGCTGGTGGCCTATGCGGTACAGCAAGCCATGGGATGGGTCAGCGGTGACATTAAAACGCCCTCTTCAGGTCAGTCCTTCGGCGTGCCGTCTTTTCGCCCCAGGGGATACGACGTCGGCGGCTTTACCGGGCACGGTGGAAAGTATGAGCCCGCAGGGATCGTGCATCGCGGTGAGTTCGTGTTTACCAAGGAGTCAACCAGCCGGATCGGCGTGGCTAACCTGTACCGGATGATGCGCGGCTATGCGACGGGTGGTCTGGTCGGCGGCGGTGGTGCGCTCACTTCACCCATGGGGGTTAACGTCTACGCGCCCGTTTCGGTCACCACCGGGCAGTCCGGCGACACGAAACAGCAGGGGGGCGGCGATGCCCTGGTGAAAGCCTATCAGAAGGTGATCGACAGCTCCATCCGCGACGGTATCGCCAAAGAAGTCCGGCCGGGTGGCATTATCTGGAACGCCAACAAGCAGAGGTAACTGATGGCGATAGAGCATTTCACCTGGCGTATTCAGGCCGCCAGCCAGCCGACGCTGAAGAGTAAGGATACCGTCAGAGCGGCGCGGTTTGGCGACGGATACAAGCAGGTGAGCGGGTCGGGGCTGCACGACGAAGAGCTGAACTATGCATTTTCGTTTACCGGCAACCCGGATACGGCCAGGGATATTTACGCTTTCCTGCGCAGGCATAAAACGAAATCTTTTACCTTTACCCCACCCGGCGGTGAGCTGACGCTGTGGCGCGTTGAGGCTGACAGCCTGCAGCGCGTTACGAACAGCAAAAAGGTGGAAACCGTCACCGCCACGTTTGAACAGGCATTTGCACCATGAGTCTTAATAGTGATTATCAGAAGCTGGAGCCGGGCAACAGCGTCCGGCTTTTTGATGTGGATGGCACCGGTTTCGGCGTCAGCGATGTGCTGTATTTTCACGCGCATAATATTGCTCATACGCCGGAGGAGATTGAGGCAGCGGGCGGCGACGAGGTGAAGCTGCCCGCAAAATCCATCTGGTGGCAGGGGCGGGAATATAAAGCCTGGCCCTGCATGATAGAAGGGATCGAAACGTCAACAGACGGTACCAGCGCCCAGCCAAAGCTGTCGATCGCAAACCTGGACAGCTCAATTACGGCGCTGTGCCTGGCCTACGATGATCTGCTGCAGGCGAAGGTCACCATTCGCGATACGCTGGCGCAGTACCTCGATGTGCAAAACTTCCCCGCGGGCAATCCTTCTGCGGACCCCACGCAGGAAAAACTGAAGGTGTTCTACATCGACTCAAAAAGCGCGGAAACCAACGAGGTTGTAGAGTTCACGCTTTCCAGCCCGATGGACCTGCAGGGGCTGATGATCCCCACGCGACAGCTGCACTCTCTTTGCACCTGGTGTATCCGGAATAAATACCGATCCGGCGACGGGTGCGACTATGCCGGAACGCGCTATTTCGATAAGCACAATAACCCCGTAGACGACCCGTCGCTCGATGAGTGCAACGGGACGCTGACGGCGTGCAAACTCCGATTTGGTGAGAGTGAGCCACTGTCCCATGGTGGTTTTGTCGGAACATCGTTAATCAGGAGCTGACATGCGGCAGAAAACGATTGAAGCCATGCTGGCCCACGCCGCCGCTGAGTATCCCCGCGAGTGCTGCGGGGTGGTGGCGCAGAAAAGCCGGGTCGAGCGATATTTTCCGTGCCGGAATCTGGCGGCCACGCCGACGGAACATTTTCACCTGTCGCCGGAGGATTACGCCGCGGCGGAGGACTGGGGCACGGTGATCGCCATCGTTCACAGCCACCCTGACGCCACCACGCAGCCCAGCGAACTGGACAAAGCGCAATGTGATGCGACGCTCTTACCCTGGCATATCATCAGCTGGCCGGAGGGGGATCTGCGAACGATACAGCCGCGCGGCGAGCTGCCGCTGCTGGAACGTCCGTTTGTCCTCGGCCATTTCGATTGCTGGGGGCTTATCATGAGCTATTTTTGGCAGACGCATGGTATTGAGCTGACCGATTACCGGGTTGATTATCCCTGGTGGGAAGACAGCTATGCGGATAATTTTTACCAGGACTGCTGGTATGACTGCGGATTTCGTGAGTTTAGTGGACCACCGCAGGCCGGAGATATGATCATCATGCAGTTGCAGTCGAACAAGTGGAACCATGCAGGGATCCTGCTGGAGGGGAACATGCTGCTCCACCACCTTTACGGGCACCTGAGCCAGCGCGTGCCGTATGGTGGCTACTGGCAGGAAAGAACAATGAAGGTTCTACGGTATAAATCTCTGTGCTAACCTCTGGTAACTTCACCGAGGGGATAGGGACATGAAAAAACTAATTATTGGAATTGTGTGCTTGGGTATTGTTGGGTGTTCTACTACACCTGTTTTGCCGAAGGACGCAAAGCAAATTCCAGCTACGATTAAATACCAAAAGCGTGATGGTGCTGTACCAGTAACGATTGTTCGTGACAAGGGCATGGTAGCAGGTGCATGTGAGATTACTACCTATATTGACGGTGAACAGGTGGCTAATCTTGATACAGGGGAGAAAGTTGTTGCCTATGTAACACCAGGTGAGATTGTCATTGGCGCTGGTTTTATTGGTTCTGGGCTATGTAGTGGTCCAGAAAGAAAAGAACGATCTTTTAATATTGTTGATAGTAAACCAAGAAATTTTCGTATTTTCATAGACCAAAACGCGAACGTTGACATATTACCATCAACAGTAAATTAAAATTAAGCCACCATCTGGTGGCTTTTTTAATGGGGTAAATATGCAAGAGAAAATGATTGCAATAGAGCTTTGCGGAGTTCTTGGTAAAACATTCGGTAAAACACACCAGAGATTAATTTCTAAAGTAGAGGATGCCCCGAAGGCGTTGGCTGCAACCGTTGATGGTTTCGAGAATTATATGATAAGCAGTAAGAAAAGGGGCTTAACTTATGCAATTTTCCTTGGTAAGAAAAATATTGGTAAGGATGATTTAGGTTTTCCTGTCACTGGTGATGTAATTAGAATTGTTCCAGTCATTATTGGAAGTAAACGAGCTGGTGTTCTGCAGACGGTTTTGGGGGCTGTGCTCGTTGCAGTCGGTGTTGTTCTTTCATTTACCCCAGCAGCAGCTGCATCACCATTTTTGTATCAGGCTGGTGCTGCAATGATGATCGGCGGCGTAGTTCAGATGCTCTCCCCACAGCCCGGTGGGCTTTCCAGCAAACAGGACTCTGACAACCGCGCATCCTACGCGTTCGGCGGGGTAACAAACACCGCCGCGCAGGGGTATCCGGTACCTCTGCTTTACGGTAAGCGGCGCATCGGTGGCGCAATCATTTCCGCCGGGATCTACGTCGAAGACCAGCAATAACGCTTTACCTATTTCCATAGCCACCTTCGGGTGGTTTTTTTATGGGGAAAATATGACCAGAGATATCAAAGGGAAAAAGGGTGGCAGCTCCAGTGCCCGTACACCGACAGAACAACCCGATGATCTGCAGTCGATTGCCAAAGCAAAACTCCTGATTGCCCTGGCTGAGGGAGAGTTAAGCGGTGGCCTGACGGGTAAGGACATTTATCTGGATGGCACCCCGCTGGAGAATGCCGACGGCTCTCAAAATTTCAGTGGGGTAGCGTGGGAGTTTCGTGCCGGTACGCAGTCTCAGACATACATCCAGGGCATCCCGGGCTCTGAGAACGAAATCAGTGTGGGTACCGAGATAAAGAGCAGTACCGCCTGGACCCATACCTACACCAATACGCAGTTATCTGCGGTGCGCCTGCGTATCAAGTGGCCGCAGCTGTTTAACCAACAGGACGACGGCGATCTGGTCGGGTACTCGGTGAACTACGCCATTGACCTGCAGACGGACGGCGGGACATGGCAGCAGGTGCTGAGTACCAGCGTGACCGGCAAAACGACCTCGGGCTATGAGCGCAGCCATCGTATTGATTTACCGCAGGCGGCCAGCACCTGGACCCTTCGTCTTCGTAAACTCACGCAGGATGCCAACAGCGCGAAAATTGGCGATCGAATGACGCTGGAAAGCTATACCGAGGTGATTGACGCCAAATTACGTTATCCCAACACGGCGCTGCTCTACATTGAGTTTGACTCGAGTCAGTTCAATGGCTCCATTCCGCAGGTGTCCTGCGAGCCGCGCGGTCGTGTTATTCGTGTTCCTGATACCTATGACCCGGAAACGCGAACCTACTCCGGAACCTGGCTCGGTGCGTTTAAATGGGCGTGGACGGATAACCCGGCGTGGATTTTTTACGATCTGGTTATCAGTGACCGGTTCGGGCTGGGTAATCGTCTGACGGCCGCCAACATTGACAAATGGTCGCTGTATCCGGTGGCGCAGTATTGTGACCAGCAGGTACCTGACGGGCGTGGAGGTAGTGGTACGGAGCCGCGTTATACCTGTAACGTTTACGTGCAGAGCCGGAACGAGGCTTACACCGTGCTGCGCGACTTCGCCGCTATTTTCCGGGGAATGACCTACTGGGGCAGTGATCAAATCGTTTGTCTCGCGGATATGCCGCGGGATATTAATTTCGGCTACACCCGCGCCAACGTTGTCGACGGTAAATTTGCTTATTCCTGCAGCACCACGAAAACGCGTTATACCACGGCGCTGGTGTCCTGGTCAGATCCTGGTAACGCCTATGCGGATGCGATGGAGCCGGTATTCGAGCAGCCGCTGGTGGCGCGCTTTGGGTTTAACCAGCTTGAGGTAACCGCCATCGGCTGTACCCGGCAGTCAGAAGCGAACCGCAAAGGGCGCTGGGGTATTCTCACCAACAACAAGGACCGGGTGGTGACGTTCTCGGTGGGGCTCGATGGCAATATCCCGCAGCCGGGCTACATCATCGCCGTGGCGGATGAAATGCTCTCCGGGAAGGTCACCGGCGGCCGTATCCACGCCGTGAATGGCAGGGTTATCGAGCTTGACCGGGTGGCAGATGCTAAGCCCGGCGACCGGCTGATTGTCAATCTGCCCTCCGGTGCCGCGCAGAGCCGGACGATTCAGGCGGTCAACGGTGAGAAGGTCACGCTGACGACTACCTACACGGAAACGCCGGAACCGGAATCAGTCTGGGTTGTGGAGTCCGATGAACTGTACGCGCAGCAGTACCGGGTGATCAGCGTGACGGATAACGGCGACGCGACCTTTACCATTTCCGGGGCGTTTCACGATCCTGATAAATACGCCCGCATTGATACCGGCGCCATTATCGACCAGCGGCCGATTTCGGTTGTGCCGCCGGGAAGCCAGCTGGCTCCGGCAAATATCTCTATCGACAGTTATTCCGTCATCAGTCAGGGGATTAGCCTGGAAACGATGCGGGTGACCTGGGATAGTGCGGCGAACGCCATCTCCTACGAGGCGCAGTGGCGCCGCAATGACGGCAACTGGGTGAACGTGCCGCGCAGCTCCACCACATCATTTGAGGTTCCCTCAATTTACTCTGGCCGATATCTGGTGCGGGTACGGGCAATAAACGCGGCGGAGATTTCCAGCGGCTGGGGATACTCACAGGAAAAAACGCTGACGGGCAAGGTGGGGAACCCGCCGAAACCGGTAGGCTTTGCCGCGACCGGCATTAACTGGGGGATCCGCCTTAACTGGGGCTTCCCGGCGAACACTGGCGACACGCTGAAAACGGAGATCCAGTATTCGGCGAACGCGGATTTTTCATCCCCTATGCTGCTCAGCGACGTTCCTTATCCCTCATCTGAGTACATTCAGCTCGGGCTGAAAGCGGGGCAGGAGTTCTGGTACCGCGCACAGCTGGTCGATAAATCTGGTAATGAGTCCGGCTTTACGGACTGGATCCGGGGCATGGCGAACGATAACGCAGATGATTACCTGGGCGATCTGGCGGATGACTTTCTTACGTCGGCTGATGGTGACCGCCTGACGGGCGATATTGACACCAATATTGAAGGGATACTGCAGAACGCGCTGGCTAACCACGGGACCGTTGAGCACCAGTACCAGCAGTATGGCGAGGTCAGGGCAGATATTCTGGTGGTTAAAACCACCGTTGCAGAGGTCGATAAAGCGCTGGCCGAGCTGTCAACGACGGTGCAGGCGCAAATTGATGACGTGACCGCCACGCTGGAAGACAAGCTGACTGCCACGGTGGATGCCACTGGTGCCACGGCTATTCATACCCTGAAAGCTGGCGTGCGCATTAACGGCATAATGTACAACGCCGGGATGAGCATTGCGGTGCTGGCAGAGGCCGGGAAACCCGTCGTTACGCGCGTCGGGTTCAACGCGAACCAGTTTGTGCTGATGAGCGGAAGCGGCGATACGCAGTACTCACCGTTTGCTGTAATCAACGGCCAGGTCTTCATGAGTTCTGCCTTTATCCAGGATGGCACGATCACCAATGCCAAAATCGGGAATTTTATTCAGTCGAATAACTATGTGGCTGGTTCTGCTGGATGGCGGATAGATAAAGGCGGTAACTCTGAATTCAATAATATTGTGGCAAGGGGGAGCCTGTACGCGGTAGACGGTAAATTCGGCCTAACCAACGCCGGTGCAGGCGTCACCATTAACGGGAATGGTTTCAAACTTGCTCTGCCGGGTGGAGGAAGGATTGTTCTTGGCATCTGGTAAACAAGAGGATTTATGCCAGCAGGATTACTGATTGACCTCAATGACGGGCGGCCAATGCATATTGTCGCAGGTATGCGCTGCCCGTCTTATTCCGGTGCCACTAATGAAGTCATCGCCTACGACACGGTGAGTATCAACAAAACGCCGGGTTCTCAGGTGTTTGTTATCCCGTTGACGCCGGTGGTCGTATCATGGGTGGGGGGGACGTATCTTCCTTACTGGTGGGCAATGAGTGGGTTTGTTGATAACGGAGACGGCACGCTGAGATTTCTTAGCGAAACCACTGACCGACGGACGGTGACCTATCGTTCTTACATCTTTGAAATGCTCCCGGCGGCGTCGGCTGGCAATAACGTTGGCCTTCTCATCGAAAACTCAACGGACTTTGCGTCAATCAGCTCAAACGCCAACGTAATGACGTGTGTTTACTCCGGGGATATTAACGTGAACGGCTCGGTAACGCCTCCGGCACAGGGGCTCATATTTGCAACATGGAATGCCGCGAACGTGGCGGTTTACTATGACGGTGGTCAGATTCATGCTTACTATCCGATGGATAACAACGCCAACAACCCGGCAAATATCAATCTGAGGATTGCGATTTTCCAGCAGTCTCCGCCGGTTCCCGGTACCGGTCTGAACTTCTTCAATGCTTCCGGTCAGTGTACGTTCTCGACGTCACGAAAACCGTTCATTATCAGCGGAAACTGGAACGTCTCCGACGGGTACACAGATATCGGCAACAATATGGTTGCCCTGGCATCGACTGGCGTACAGACGACGATTGGCGGTGGTTATTGTAATGTCCGGGTGAAGGGCATTGAGAGGATAGGCCACAGCGTTAGGGCGCTAAATTCAACGCTCCATTCTAACTGGCCGGATAAATACCCTATGTATAAGAACACGACCACAGCAATTCCTCTCCCACTGATACCCAATTTTTACTGATTCATTCGCATAAATCGTATTCATATCCACAGATAAACCCTGCTCCGGTGGGGTTTTTTATTGCCTTAGAGCAGGAGTGATCATGTCTGCAGGAACGTTAACCCTGACAAATAATTCGGCCTCAGTTGCGGGGCAGGGAACAACATTTTCCACGGAGCTGGCTGGCGGGGATTTTATTCTGGTCACCGTTGGCGGCATCCCCTATACGCTACCGGTGAAGTCGGTCGATAGCAATACAGCTCTGACGCTGGTCTGCAACTTCACCGGACCGACACAGGCCGGTGCAGCCTGGTCCGCGATTCCTCGTGTGGCGCTGAACATGGTCACCGCTGCGCTGGTGGCACAGAGCGCAGAGGCGCTGCGTGGCCTGAACTACGATAAGCAGAACTGGCAGCAATTTTTCACCGCCGATGGCGACGTGACGATAACTCTCCCGGATAACAGCCAGTCTACCGGGCCATCAGCAAAGAAATTAGTCAATCTCGTATCAAACAAAGCCGATAAGGTAAATGGTGCGGTGCCCATTGATCAGGGAGGCACTGGTGCAAAAACAGCGTCTGAAGCAAGAGGTAGCCTTGGACTGAAAGGGGCCGCAGTTCTCGATGTAGGGACAACCGCTGGAACTGTTGCAGCAGGCGATGATTCACGACTGACTGGAGCATTACAAAAAACAGGTGGGACAGCGACGGGGAATTTTGATTTTACAGGGTTTACCACGTTAAATAGTACCAGTACGGTCAGGTTTAAGGGATTCAGAGACGCGTCAAAGCCAGAAGGTGCAAATAGTAATGATCTGGTTATATCAACGCCTACTAACGCAGGTGCTGGTGCATATGCCTGCCAGATAGTTTATCAGTGGTATTCCGACGGTTGGTTGACAGGTATAAAGCGCAACGCTGGCTATGGAACTAACTCATATTCCATCTATTTCAATGGTGCGAGTACTGGTGCCGGAAGAGAGTGGAACTTTAACATCGATGGAAATGCCTCCGGCGGCCAGTGGATAAATGGCTCAGATATCCGGCATAAATCAAAGCTGGTCACTGTAGAACATCCGCTGTCTGCGGTGCTGAGTTTCCACGGTGTATCTTATGATGTTAAGGATGGGGATCGCACCGTTGGTCTAATTGCCCAGGACGTTGAGCAGTGGTGCCCGGAGGCAATCAAAACCTATGGCGATCGTGAGTTCAGCGATGGCGAGGTGATTAAAGACTTTAAGTATCTGGACACCACTGGCGTTTCTGCGGCGTACCACACCGAGGCGATTAAGGAACTTTTCAGCTTGGTTGAGTTAGCGCTTGATGATCCGACAGCATGCCGTAAGCGCATCGCGGAAATTAAGTCTTTAGTAAAACAGGATAATCCAGTTGCGGGAACTATGCCGTCTCAGCCGGGAAGTTAAAAGTTGCGCTCCTTTGCGCGCTAAATCATAGGGTTCCTTCGCTAAAAAACGACCCACGGGTAGTGCCTGTGGGCCAAAAGAGAGTTTGGGATATACATCCGGGCCATAATCACCGGGTTGTTTCTTAAGTATGGCCCAGAACGGGAGGGAATTCCCCTGATGGAAATGATTTATCATATTTGGCTGTATCAGATACTGATGCATATAGTTGATATGAAGGTTTGATGTTATTTGAGAGTGCGGGAGTGGCTAGTTTGCTGACGTTTGATGAGGTTATGGCTATCAGCAAAAGACTAATGCTCATCAGCGATACCTGGGCTGATTTATGGATGAGTCTTCACTTCTTACCTGTAAACGTCGGGAGGATTATCGATCTGAGGTTTTCCGATGTTGACGGTAACAGTCTTATTCTGAAAAGGAAGGGGCGATTTGGGGAAATCAGAACTTCAATCCCTTCGCCAGTCGTGGCGATTATACAGAGACGAAAATTAAACTACCCCGATGATGTCTTTATCTTTCAAAGCCATTCAAACAGAGTGAAGGCGGCGGTAGTCCCAGTAACGGTTATTGCGTTTAATGCGGCTCTGAAAAAAGCGGCTGATGGTGTCACGAGTAAAAGCGTGAGTAGCAAGAGCGCCAGTATTGGATGAAATGCCGCAGCCCTTCGCATGCAAGAAAGGGCTGCGGCAGTTGCCGGGTGTTCATGCCATAGACAACCGACAAAATTTTAGCATTAAATCTTAGATTTTTTTCTCCTTCCTTGTTAGGTGATTACCCCATTTTTAAGGTGAGACAATAGCCATTCATCAGGGCGGTGGCTTGAATCGATCCCAAGATAGCTTTACTGTATATGCATACAGTAAATATGGAGAGCATCCCATGCCGCGTTACTATGAAATCGAGACCGCATTCCGTGCAGCTATTGAGCGGGAACCTAACGGACGTCAGACGGTGACCACCGAGCGTTTTGTCGAGGAGCTGGCAAAAAGAAACTGGAACTACTCCCTGAGACAGGCAAATCAGTGGATTGAAGCAAGCGTGTGTACATTCAGGGATATTTCGCAACAGGAGGGGGAGAGTAGGATCTTCATGGTGTTTAACCCAAATGGGGGATTGTAAGATGGCGTTTCAATCACCGGCTGCAGATTACATCGAGCGCTCAATCTCTCTCGATCAGGAACTTATCCATCGACCGGCGGCCACATTCTTCATGCGTTCAGCACAAACATACTGGCGGGCTGGAATAATGCAGGGCGCTTTACTTGTAGTAGATCGCGCAGCAACAGCCGTTGATGGTTCGATTGTTGTGTGCTCGCTTGCCGGGGAGTTTGTCTTAAAACGGCTGCGTCTTTCACCACTTCGCTGTCTTGAAAGCCTGGATAATCCAGCAGTTCGTCAGTCATTACCAGAGGGCGATGACGATGGTGTTTTTGGTGTAGTGACCTACAGCATCAACGATACCCGTTCAGCTGAGTTCGATGACTGCCCGATTATGTAGACACTGAAAAATCCTTGGAATATTCATCGAAAATTCGACGTAAATGATTGATTTTCCGTGTATGGTATTTGACCGTTTATTCCAAGGAAAACGGTTAAATATATGATTTATTGAATAATGCGGGCGGTCTCGAAAAACGGAGTGCAAATCAGCTGTGAAACTGTAAGGATGACTAAAGCCCGTTGTTGTTCACTGAGACTCACTGATATGTATTAGCTCGGACTCGAACTGACAGTTTCCGCAGACAGTGTACAAAGAATCAGACCGTCCGCTCTGAGCGAGGAGCGGACAACCGGAATAGATAGTTTATCTCCTGAGAGTCCAGAAAATCGTCCGCCCTCTTCCGAGGGACATATCAATATGGATAGATAATAACGGCAGGTATTAAGCCCACCATAACTTACCGGAAAAAGTCATCCACCGAATCACTCCACTCATGGCCAGACACAGACCATACCTTGTTTATCGGGGGAGGAAATCCGCTTCTGCAGTACCCATTTTTCCCCACGAAATCGAACGCTCCATGCGGATATCCGTTGATAAGGAGCACGCACTTCTGACTGTCTTCTGACCAGCCGATTTTAACGTCAGAAGGAATGTGGCCGTCTGAAATATCCTCGACATTGTAGATACATACTGCATCCTGAATCGGGTTTCCTGCAACGGACTCATCAAGCGCGTAGAAATACCCGGTCCGGCCGTCGTCTTCAAATACGGCGGCCAGCATACCCTCAGGAGCCAGGCTTTTTATCACCTGCGCTTCCCCAACAATGAGCTGAGCCTGTATCGTCACTAAAATCGTCATACCGATTACTCTCCTTTCCTTGGTTGTTTGGTTAGGTTACTTTCTAACTGACAAGCAATTTACCATAACCTCCCTGCGATGAACTAAGCCCATGATCTGCACCCACTTTGTTGACCACAATTGCTTTAGAAAGGTCTGCTTCCGCCACAAAGCAGACAGCCATGGGCTGCTGAAAGTCTGCGATGAGCGAACAACGGGCATTCTTATTATCCTTTTGTGTGAGTTAGCGGGGAGCAGGTCAATATGTTACGCTAATGTTTATGGATACTAGATTGAGTTTTAAACTTCTGAGGTGAATGTGGATATACGTAAAATTTTCGAGTCGATTAGCCTAGAGTTGACGGCAAAATTTCAAAAAACCGTTCAGGTACAACACAGTGGAGGAAAGGGAGCAAATAGAGAAGATGCTCTTTCAGAATTCCTGCGAGATTATTTACCAAATAAATATGGAGTTGGTAGAGGCGAAGTTATTTCACCAGATAATGACACCAGTGGTGAGCTTGATATTGTGATTTTTGATAAAGATCATTGTCCATTATTCTTAAAATCAGAATCTCACTCTCTTTATCCTAGGGAAAGCGTTTTTGGGGCTGTCAGTATGAAGTCTCACCTTGATAGCGAAGAGTTAAAAGACGCATATAAAAACATTGCCAGCCTTAAGAAAATCATGACCGGGAAAAAATTCAATAAACCATCCAATTTTGGTATTGTTACAACGCTGTGCCCTGTAGTTCCTGTCACCGCAGTCTTTGCTTATGCTGCTAACCGGAGCCTAGAAGCTATTGCAAAGCAAGTTATTGAATTAGATAAAGAGCTGGATGACATTCGTTTACGACCAGATTTTGTGGTTGTTCTTGGTCTGGGGATTGTCGGGCCGAATGGTAAGATAAGAGATAGCTTCAACGAGTACAAACTACCACAAGAGTTAGATAAATTGTCTTTGTTAAGGACAACTGGCAGACATACGTTACTTCGATTTTATATGCAACTACTGGATGAATTAAATTCTATTACGCAGCCTGATCTCAATTTAAACTTATACTTTAATATGCCTTCCAGAGTAGGGAAATACAAGGTAAGTGGTCACGATCGTTTAATCGTCACCTTTGATGGTGAAGATGAAGGGACTGTTAAACGTCTGACGCTATCAGCCATTAATCGGATTGTTAAGGGTTCAAAGATGGTCACGTACAAACAGCACCTGCTTAACTATTTAGGCACTTTACCCGAAGGTGTTGAACATATCTACGATTTGTCCTCGCCCATTTATGAATATAACCCTCAGAATAAACCACCTATCAAAATCCTGTGGGGTGAAAACAATCGTCATATAGCTGATGAAGGATCCTTTCAACCCCTGTTTATTGAAATTGACGGTAATAAATATGCTATTGATGCCAACAGTATTACCAAAGATGATTTTGAGTTAAATCCCGATTATACGGTATCTGAACTAATGTCTCAGTGA